TTAACCTTGATAGAGGTAAAGAAAAAATAGCTTTATATAAGCCACAAAAACGCGCATTGCGAAAGATGAGAGATAATAGATTCTTTTGTCTTTTAGCTTCTAGACAGATTGGCAAGTCAACTATGATGACCATATACATATTATGGCAGGCATGTTTTAATAATGATCAACGTATACTTCTCGTAGCTAACAAAGAAGCAACCGCTATTGAAATCTTTCAGAGAGTTCGAATGGCGTATGAGGAGCTTCCGAACTGGTTAAAACCACCCGTTAAAGAGTATGCAAAAACTTCTATGACATTAGAGAATGGAAGTCGAATAGGCATTACAACTACCACAGGTACAGCTGCTCGTGGACAGTCTGTTAATTGTCTAGTTATTGATGAGATGGCTTTCATCGAACCACACTTGGTTGAAGAGTTTTGGAAGTCTGTTTTTCCTATTATTACTTCTTCTAAGAAGTCTAAGGTGTTTGTATGCTCAACAGCTAACGGCACTGACAACCTATTTTATAAATTATACCACGGGGCTATAGAAGGTGAAAATGGATGGGCTCATGATAAGATAAAATGGGATGAAATACCCGGGCGTGATGAAACCTGGGCACAAGCTACTAAAACAGCTATTGGCTCAGCTGATGCTTGGTTACAAGAGTTTGAATGTGAGTTTATTCATTCTGGCGAATCAACATTAGATGATGAATTATTTGAAGAGATGATGTCAAAGGTATCTGAACCTAAAATTATTCTAGACGAGGGCCATTATAAGCTATGGGAAGAGCCAGATGAATCTAAATTATATGTTGCTGGTGTAGATATATCAGAAGGTGTAGGTGTAGATTCTTCTGTTATCCAAATACTAGACATTACAGATATTAAGCAAATTAAACAAGTAGCTGTATATAGAAACAATAAAATACCGCCGTTAGAGTTTACTAATAGACTATATAAGATTTTAAGAAACTGGGGATCACCTCTAGCTTTAATAGAAAGAAACAATTGCGGTGCACAGGTTGTAGATAGGCTATCTGTTGACTTAGGTTATGAGAAGATAGTATCCTATGGTAATAAGAATGCTCACAGGCGTAATGTTATGCGTGGAATGATAGCACATACTAATACCAAATATAAAGGCGTGTTAAATATGCGTTACTTTATGAACGAGGTAAGGGTAGTGTCGATAAATGAGCAAGAGACGGTTGAAGAGCTTAGAAACTTTGTAAGGTATCCAAACGGCACCTGGAAGGCTCGGGGAGGGTTTCATGACGACAGAGTTATGGCTATGTTATACGCTCTTTTTATTCTAGAAAAAGAAATAACTGAACGATTCTTTGAAATAGTAGAGGTTGATGACATGGGTAAGCCTTCTGTTATTGAGCCTATGGACTTCGGCGTGCAATATTTTGAAGATCCAACCTCTATATATCTAGACGAAGAAATAGTAGGTAATCATAATCATGAAATGAACGCTTTAGTATGGGGTATGGGTGATGAGCAAAATACGGATATGGATGAACTAGAGGCGTTTGGATTTAAGCTCATAGGCGAAAAGCCTCCACCAAATTGGACAGGTGAACGTGTTGATTACCGTCGACACTAATAAATATATTATATGGCTAGAAATACTATGCAGCAAGCATTGCTGAACAAATCGAGAGCAGATAAGTTCTTATTAGTATTTGATATACCGCCTATACTGAGAGAATTTAATAAAAAATTTAATCAAGATAATACCTCTATTATTAGTGATTCTGTACAGTTTTCTATCTTTGGTACAGCTGTACCTGAAATTACAGTACCGGCTACAGAAACAAGATATGCAGGAAGTACGCTGTATGTTACTTCACATAGTAAGAATCCCTACCCACCAGTTAGTGTTCAGTTTAATGTTGATAATGAATATAAAAACTACTGGGTAATATATCAATGGCTTAACTTACTACACGACCAATATACCGGTACATATAATGCCCGGGAAATAAACGCTGCTGATCCAGATGAAAATTTTAAAGACTATCAGACAAATTTAACCATTTATGGTAAAGATGAATTTAATAATAATAGAATAAAATTTACCTATACAAAGGCATTTCCAACCACTGTTGATAAGATAGACTACAACTATCAAACAGCAGATGAGATTACATCCGGGTTCACCTTTGTTTATTCACAATTACATACTGAAGTTATGGATTTTTGAATATAATTGTCATGAAATAGATAAATAATTTTATGGCACAGCGTACGATAAACTCTCCCGGAGTAGAAATTAGAGAATCAGATCTTTCCCTCACCGCCCCGTTAAATGTCGGAACCAATGTTTATGTTACAGGTTTTGCACAATCGGGACCAATTGATGAAGTTCTTAAAATAACCACAAAGCAAGAGCTAAACAGTGTATTTGGGACACCGACAAACTCTTCAGAAAGATATTTCTACTACACTATCAACGAATTATTAAATTCACCTGCAAATGTATATGCAACTAGATTGCCGTATGGTGTTGGGTCTGGTGATGGATTTGGATCTAAATACTCCGCATTAGTTTACCCAGTACGAAGCCTTTCTGCTGCCGCTGGAGGTGTAGATGGTCCCGGAGGATCCCTAGGTGCTGGTGTGTTGTCCGGTATTTCAACTAATTTGGATGTTGGACTTTCTGCTGTGTATGTGTTAGGTAAACCAACGCACTTAGAGCTTACTGAATCTGAATACCTAAGTGGTGTAGCAGGTACAGCCTTTACTTGGTCGGCACATGCTTCCAGACGCGGAGGCGGAAACGCAGGATCCGCGATTACAACAATTCAAGACGCTGCTAGTGCTGGAGTGGTTATATACAACAAGTCGACTTCAACGATTAATAATCAATTTGAGGGTTATTATGTCGGACTTGCTGATAACACAAATACTGACCCAGGTAGCAACTTTAACAATATTTTAACAACACAGACAATTACTAATTCAGCTTTAAGTGCCAATAGCTTTACAACAATCCCAGGTGGGGTACAAGTATTTGCATTATCGGCCAACTTCTTAACAGGTACAACCAATTCTGTATCTGAAGTAATAGAAAACTTTACAGACTTTGAGATTGATGGTAGGGATTATGATGACATCTTAAACGTTGGTGTATTTAAACTACGTAAGTCGATTTACGCTAATGAAGCTTTCAAGTTGGACTACAACTTAGAAGATGGTATTGCTGGTTCAATTAACAGCTTTAGAACTCAACTTAATCCACGCGGTGGATTAGATATACCATACTTTATTGAAACACGTGATGAGAACTCTCGTAACGTTGTAATTAAGGTAAATGATTTTATCTCTGGTAGACTTAATGGTGAGGATGGTCTAAATTCTATTGGTCAAGTAACTAAGAGAATTAGAGTATTGACTCAAGAATTATCAGCAGGACAAACCGCAGCAAACAATGTGAGTAATAGTAGAAGTATGGAATATATGGCTAAGACAGGAATTCTTTCTTCGATGTACTCTTTCGGAGGTGGCCTTTCACCGACGTATAAGGGCCAGAAAGGCGGCGGCCTGATCGATGAACTAGGTTATGCAGATAGTCTTTTCCCTCTTGGAGCTTATGCAAATAAAAACGTGAAGAAGAAAGCATTAGGAAATATACCTAATAAGCTTGAAAGAGCATTAGACCAAGTTAAAAATGACGACATTTATGACATTGATGTTGTTGTTGAAGGTGGTTTAGGAACAATCTGGTCGACTCAGAAAACTTTATCTAGCCCAACAAACCCGCAAGACTATTATGATGAATATCAGGTAGTAGCTGCTGCTGATGGTTTAAGAACGTCAAATGATATATCAGGTGACGCATTAACTCTTAGAAATCACTATTCAACTATCTTTAATAAGTTTGAGCAGTTTGTTTCACCGCCATACTTAGGAGGTGGAAGAGGCGATTGTATATTTATTGCTGATCCATTACGTCAAATCTTTGTACAAGGTGATACAAGTGGTAGGGTATTGAACAACACAAGTAAAAATTTCCAGACAGACATTTATTGGCCTATAAGACATTGGTTTGCTAATGAGAATACGTCTTATGCTGCAACTTATGGTAACTGGGCATTAATTTATGATAGCTATTCCGGAAAGCAGGTCTGGGCTCCATTCTCTGGCTTTGCTGGAGCGATAATGGCAAGAACTGATGCAGCGACCTTCCCATGGTTTGCGCCAGCTGGCTTTACTAGAGGGCTTGTAACATTTGCAAATGATATTGCGGTTAATCCGAATCAGAAGCAGAGAGACGAGCTTTATAAAGCTAACATTAACCCGGTAGCAAACTTCCCGAATCAAGGGTTAGTGGTATTTGGACAAAAGACACTTTCAAAGAAATCGAGCGCATTCGACAGAATTAATGTTAGAAGGCTGTTCTTAAGCTTAGAAAGACCGACTAAGAAAGTTTCTAGATTCTTCGTATTTGAACAGAATACAGAGTTTACTAGAACCAGAATTGTTAACACACTTACCCCAATCTTTGAGAGGGCTAAGAACAATGAAGGATTATACGATTACTTGATTGTGTGTGATGAAAGAAACAACACACCAGCAGTTATCGATGCTAATGAGTTGGTGGTTGATATTTACATTAAACCAACAAGAACCGCAGAGTTTATCTTAGTTAACTTCTATGCAACAAGAACAGATGCTAATTTTGAAGAATTAATCGGTGGTTAATGAATTAAACAATAAATAATATTATGGCAACAACTATTCAGAACTTCTTTACTAGAGCTGCAGCGAAGCAATTTTCACGAGATTTCTTATTCCGTGTAAAACAAATCAGTGTAACAGGGCCCGATCCTGGAACAATAATTAGTTTTAACGGGGAAGATGACTTAGTGTACGCTAGGACAGCATCATTACCAGGTAGAAACATTGCTAACCAAACAGTTAACTATTTTGGTCAACAGTTTCAAGTGCCGGGAAGATCTACATATGCTAACGCTGAAGGTTATTCAATTGAGTTTTATCACGATGAAAATTGTGAACTTAGAACTAAGATGGAAGCAGCTTCAAGAGCAGTATTTAACAATGATACTTCGTTAGGCCAATACGGTATGCCTGGTGAAGAGTCAGTAATTAACTTAGTTCAAATTGATAAAGGTCTGGACGATGTTAGAAACGTTCAGCTTGTTGGTGCATCAATTAGAGAGATCGGAGACATTGAATACTCCATTGCTGAAGGTGAAGGAGCTATTTTAAACTTCTCTACTACGTTTGCTTATCACTTTTATAGAGATTTTAGCTAAGTTATATGTTTAATCGGTTTTACTGATTAAATATTATAAATGGCACGAGAGCAATACGATTTTCTTAGCAACTTTGGCGTCGGCGGACCACCGAAGTTTTATCTCTCTCTACCGTCTCTTTGGAAGATAGAGTTTGAAAACGCCGCATCTGTAAAAGACTCAGTTGACGCAGCATTAATGAAGGCCGGTGAAGCGTGGAGGGTAGAAAACACGCCTGAACAATTCGTAGCAAACGGTAATATGTTAGTGGCTCGGGAGGTTACTGTACCAGGCGAAACAACAGAATTTCTAGAAGCAGGTGCTGATATGAACAAAGGGGGATTTTTACCAGCATTCGGTGTGGAAAAAAGACAGGGATTTTTAACTAGAACATTAGGTGTAAATATTTTTGATACGGACGACGATCTTGAGCATACATTCTTTAGACCATGGATGATAGCAATAGGAATAGATGGTCTAATTAATAGACAATTATTATGTTCAAATGTAGTTTTAAGACAGTATAATAACAAAGGTGAAATTCGTAAAGGTTACATATTTAGAGATGTTTTTCCTACTAACATTGAAGGATACACTATCGATTATGATAATGAGTCGTTTATGGAAAAAAGTGTAACTTTTGCATTTAAGAATTACGAGCCATTACGAACAACCAAAGGTCAAGGACCACCGTATAGTCCTGTAGGCGACTTTGGTGTGCCTTTTGATGAGCAAATCGGCGAGATAGGAAACATCGCCTAGTACAAGCGCTTGACAATTTATTTTGCGCTATAATTAATAATATGGATCTCTCCTTTACCCTTCCTAATAAAAAGGAAGTTGTAGTAAATGAAATTTTATATAAAGATCTGAGAAAGATGGCTTTGTATAATGATTCATCTTTGTCTAACACAATAGACTTTTTAGAATCGTTTATCTTAACTAAGGGACTAACGGTAGTAGAAAAGTTATTTGCTTTCTTCATATTAAGAGAGAAGTGTATAGGAGATCAAGTTGCTATAGGATCTAAAAAGGGGAAAGTTAATATAGATTTACATGTCTTTAAAAAGAATATAGGCACGTTTGACGATATAAGAGAAGAGATAGACGTAGATGGAATAAAATGCGTTTTAAATTACCCATCAAGGTTTTACGTAGGAGATACTGATTTTATATTTTCTCTTATAGAAAGCTTAGAGATTGATAATGAAAAGGTGTCAATTTCGTCTTTATCTAAACAGGAATACAACAAAATTATAAGTCGGTTACCTGATACTATTTTTGGTCATCTTGAAACCTTTATACAAAAGAACAGCTCACATTTTAACATATTAGTATATGAAGGTAAAGAAAGTATGGAAATAGATAAAATTGTACTTAATATGCTCGATGGTTCTTTTTCAGCATTTATTGTTAAGTTATTCGATTGTATACAAGATACTGACTATAGAGAAATGCTATTTGTTTTAAGTAAGCGAATACCTGATGTATCGTTTCTTATAAATAGTACCTATCTGGAACTCAATGATTATTATAAGCTATATGCAGACGAAGTTGAGAAACAAAACGAAGACTTGCAAAAACAGAATGCTAGCTAAATATTGTTATGAGTAAAAATGTTTCTTCTTTTTT